GGGTGGAGCTTCTGCTCGCTGTTGGTGCCACGGGCCGTATAGAACGGTGCAGCCAAAACCGGGTCCAGGGCCACGTCACGGGGCAGGTAGCCGTCCGCGAGCACCAGAGTGTCCGCAGCGTCCAGAAGCGCATACGGCTTCTGGGCCGCGACCTCAACCGAGTTGGTGGTGTCCGACAGCGACTCGGTCATCGCAGCCACCGCAGCACCCGAAGCCGGATTGATGCCATGGAACACACCGAAGTCCAGCGCCCGCGAAAGTGCGGGCTGGATCAGGTCCAAAATCTGAGAGACCACGCCGAGCTGGGTGTCCTGGTCGGCCCACGTGACCTCGTCGGTCCACCGGACGGTCTTGTGGAACTTGAACGGGGTGACCGTCTTCACGGTCGGCACGATGGTGGACGTGCCCTTGTTGGCGCCCTGACCGACGTACTCGGCCTCGCCGATGTCGAACGTCATCGACTGGCCGGGACCGAACCGCATCGGAATGGACTGCGACAAGGCCGCGATAGTCGATCCGCCGACAATCTTCCCGAGCCAAGGGTCGAAAATCTGGTCAGGGATCGTGAGATCCCCGGTGTTGAGTACAGCCATTATGGTTCTCCTGGTCTATTCGCTCTTGGCGAACAGGTTGCGTGTGAACTCGCGCATCTCGTCCGCCTTTGGCGATTGGTTGGTCACGCCTTCGCGTGGCACGTGGGGTCCGGACTTGCTTTGCTGGTCGGTCCGTTCGGAGAGCCGCTGGGCCTGCTTGGTCAGCGTGTCCTCGTCCGAACCGGTGAGGAACAGTTCGGCGTCCTCGTCGGACACTCCGAACCTTGTGGCGACCCTGAACCGCAAAGCCTCGGTCCGTGCCTCAGCGGCGGACGTTTCCGCTACAGAGAGACGTTCCTCGAGCTTCTGCTGTTCGGTCTTGTTGGCTGCCTCGATGTCGTCCAGCTGTGCGGCCTTGGCCTTGAGGTCTTCGTAGTCGCCAAACTTCGAGCGTTCGCGTTCTACGCGTCCGCCGATGATCCGGTCGAACTCCTCTTGGCTTGCGGGTGGCGTAAACCCGCTGTTACCGCCTTCAGGCTGCTTGCCGTCCGTCGTTTCGGTGCCATCTGCCATCGTGTTCCTCCATCGACCGTCCGTTAACCGCCGGACGTAGGCGTGACCCGCTACAAGCGGGAAGTTGTTAGTTGAGTCCCTGGGTCTCTCGGAGCTTGGACAGGATCGTCTTCAAGTCACCAGAACCCGACGAGGCACGCGCATCGGCGTACACCTCGTACAAGGCGTCCGGCTCGTATCCGTCCGGATATGCCTGCCCGTCCCATATCGGGGTAGCGGTGCAGTCGCAGGCCGAGTGCCATCCATACATGCCGCCCGCAGTCTTGTCGGACACGTAGACGGCGCCACGGGAAGCCATAACGAGACAGAACGCGCACGTCTCCGGTCCAGACGGGACCCTCGCCCACTTAGGCTTGGACGGGTCCGCCTTCACCGACTGAGAGATCGTGTCCCGTCCCGGCTGCAACGCCATCCGGTCAACCTCTTTGGCCAACCTTCCGAACGCGGCATCCGGGTCAGGAGACGCAGAGAACAGTGGACCTATCGACCAGCGGGCGTTCGCACGGACCGCATCGGCCGGCACCGGATCGGCCATCACCGCAGAGAACCTTCCACGGACGCCAGCCCCTTCACGCAAACCGTCGAAATGGTCGGCCGCAGCAGTCGCCGCAACCTCTCCATAAACGGCCACCAGGTCCGGTAGCAGGTCTTCCAAAGCCTCACGGACGCCAAGTGCATCTGTCAGGTCCAGAGACCGCCAAAGGCGTTGTGCGTCGCGTACAGCGATCCTACGTAGGTCCCTGTTCGCTCCTGCGAGACGTTCAACGTCAGCTCTCGTCGCCACCGGCAGCCCTCGTCAACAGCTCCAACGTGCGCCGTCCACCAGCACGACGAATATCAGACATCGCACGCTCGACCTGTTGACGGTCCAAACCGAGCAGCTCGAGCCCGACCTCCGTACCTGCAAGTTCCGGAACAGCACCGATGATCTTCGCACCAGCGTCCGCAGCCTGAGCACGCGACAGATGGATCGGAGACCGCCATTTCGGTTCGATCGTCCGCCACGACTCCGGCACCTCAGACAGGCCGTTCTGCATCGCCAAAGACCGCAACGTCGAACGGCGAAGAGGCGGCGAATAGTCGTCTGTCGCGCCCTCAGCCTCAGCAATCAGGTCCTCACGCGATGCCGTATAGGACTCTGCTGAAGTCGGGTTTGACATGTCCGAAATGGCCAACGCAGAGTCCGGCAACGACAACTCACGGGCAAACATCTTCGCCAGCGCATTCAACTGGTCCAGGTGTGGCTTCGGAGACGACGCCGGAAACTGCTTGACGTCCGCACGCGGGACAGCAGCCTCCTCGTCGTCAGGGATGCCCTTGATGCGGCCCAACATGACCTGCCACGACGGCTTCAACGAACCGTCAGCGTTCTTAAAAATCGAAGCGTCCGCACCCAACATCCACATTTCCGGGAAGCTGTAGACGTCCATGTGCCCTTCAAGACGGACAACCGCACGGGTCGCCTGGTCCTGCATCGACATCACCGCACGAGAGATACGTGACGTCCCTGCCCAACGGCCCAACCGAGGCTTGTAAACCAACGGTTCCGCAGGAACCCCCCAACCGTGCTCACGGACATCGACCTGCCAGCCTCCGTCCCGCTCGGCCGTCACCGTCACACCATCCAGATACAGCGCCAACGCCGAAGGCTTGCCTTCGTCGTCACGGCCCGTAATCGAAAGCAGGTTCCTGAGCCGCCGGGCACGCTGATCCCACTCGCCCGTAGCGTTAAACGCATCCTTGAAATGCAACAGTCCGGCAGGTTCACCGTTCCCACCGACCGTAGAGACAACGAACGCCGAAGCGTGGATCAGAGACGACGTGATCGCCTGGTTGATCTCCGAATCAAGATTGTTTGCTTCCCAAAGCTCCGGTAGACCGATCGAGTCGAGATCGCCGTCCGCCCAAACCATCCCGTCCAGATTACAACGGCGCGCCAGCAGGTCCACGCCCTTCGCAGACCAGCCAAGCACCAGACCCAGCCGGTAGTACTGCGGCGGGATGATCGTCCCGACCTGCCGTACCGCACGCTTCCCGTCGTAGTAGGACGCCCGGAGGATGTTCCGCTCAGACTTCTCGTGGAGCCGGGCAAGAAGCCGGGCAAGAATGTTGTTGACTTCGTCAGAGACGCCTGGCAAGACGATCCGCTCGTTCATAACAGAACCGCCTTCCTGCCGTCAGCCGCGTCGCGGCCAGAGCGTTTCGGGGCGAGTTCGGCACCGAAACGTGCGAGCGTGTGCGCCACCAGCGGCGCAATGTTCGACGTGCCGTCACGCCGATCCCAACCCCACCCGCCCGCATTCCCGATAGCGCGCTTGCGGGCACCCTCGAGCGCCGCGTTCACCGACTCCTGGTCGGCATGAGTCAGACGTCCCGCAGAGACCTCACCGAACCACAGCCCACATGCCTTCGCCATGTCGGTACCCGACGTCACCGGCACCGTCCGCCCTGCAGCCTTCAACCGCGGGACAAGCGACGCCGCCGGCGAGTAATGGTCCACCACGATCGGCATCCGCCTCACGCTGCGGTCCACCAGCCAGGCAAGCACCTCGTCCTCATCCGACCCGGCCCAAACCTCCTCGGCATGGCCACCGTGATCGTCACGCCAACACGCCGACACAGAAAACATGCGGCCGTGTGACGCATCAACGGCCAACGCATCCGGACGGACCCCATCCTCCGGACCGACATCGGCAAGGCCACCCCACGCCGAAAGTTTCACGACACGTTGATGCGCCGAAAACTCGTCCCATATACCCAACGCCTCGCGTAAGAACGAATCCTCACCGAGGTTCTTCCACATCCTCAGGATCGCCCGCTCAGACGTCCGGTGCGGAAACGAAGGGTTCGCTGTACCCCACTGCTCACGATCCAACGGGTCGGAGTCCCGAACCGCCGACAGCTCGATGTACAACGTCCCTACCGACTCGCCGTCAACCGCCTCCTGCCGTATCAACGTAAACACCTCGCCAGGGTCCTTCGGCCGCGGAGGAGTGCCCGTCAGGATTACAAGCGGGTTCTTAGCCACGTTCGTGGCCGGAGTCATGTCCTCCATAGCTGACTCAGTCAGAATCTGCGCCTCATCGAGCACCAGAACGTCGACCTCAGCGAAACCACGACCAAACCCACGCTCACGGGCACCGAACAGCACCCGCGAACCGTTCACAAACTCGATCTGCTGGTCACCAGCCCCCAGAAGTACCCGCTTCACATGAGGAGACATCTTCTTACGGGAAGCCATCCCCTTCATCGAGTTGAACGTCTCCTTAGCGGTCGCATAACGGTGAGCCGTCCAGATCACCGTTATGCCCGGATAGATCAGACACAACGCAAACACGATCGCGCCGATCAGGTAGGTCTTTCCGACCTGACGCGGAATCGAAATAGCCACCGTGTCCGCCGCATACAGACCATCACCGCGCTTCGCCACAATGAGACGGCCAGCACCGTCCTGCCAAGCATCAAACTCGATCCCCAACCGGGAACACGTATCCCGGACCGACGGCCACCCCGTCGACACGATCCCCAACGGCTGAACAACATGCCGCGCAACCTCAGATAGCAGAGGAGTCCCACGCTTCGTCATCCGCCGCAGCCGCCTTCCCGATCTCGTCATCACCATCAGCGAGGTCGATCGCCTCAATCTCCCGACACACCTCAAGGAAACGGCGCGACGTCGCAGCAAGATCCCGAGCCGCAATGTTCGGATCGTCTAACGCCCTCGCCAAACGGTCCCGCACCGTTACCAACGTCGCCCGACGGTCGCCCGACGCGGCAGCCTCAGCGATGGTCTTCGGAGGCTTGGCATCCACCTTCTCGTTGTCACCTACGGCACGAAGGGAAGTCTTCTTCGGCACAACAACCCCTCCCGTGGAAAACTGCGGTGGATAGAAAACAGCCT